AGAATTTAGAGTTTTTGTCTTAAGTATATACGATTGACTAAGATATGGAGACTCTTTATGTAAATGAAAGTCCCGGGGGATTGGTGAACAGACCTCGTTACACCCTCAACATTTATGTTGTGATAGTACTTTATTTATGGGTATTATATGTTATTGATGTGATCTATGAAGATTTTCTTTGGTATGGAATTGAAGTTCATTATCCTAGCCTTAATTGGCTTGTCACTGGTTTTTGTTTTTTTAAATCAACTGGTGGCAGTTTTGATAATACGATAGATACTACTGAGTTGAAGATTAAAGCTAAAGACGTGTACGGTGCTTTTATTGAAGCCACCGAATTGGTTTATGCTGGTATTCACCGCATTAGGCTAGTTAATTCGTCTGGAGTTCTTCATCCGGTGGATCATTTTATCAAGCAGTTTTATGATCGTTATTTTCCTAAGCAAGTTGCTTTTGCTATGGCCAAATACAAACGTACTAACCCTACGCTTCAATTACGATTAAATCATTTAGAGCATTATGCCAAACCCAGGATTGAAAATATTCCACATGCAGAGATTGACGCTGCTGTCGAGACTATTATTGAGGATGTGCTTAACCATAACGACTTCAGTCTGCTTAGTGATGAAATTAACGATTTCGTCAATTTTGAAAAATTTTCAGAACTGCAGATTGATCTCTCTTCCGCTTCCGGTTATCCCTTTAAACAGGGTAGAAAGAAGCGTGAGGATTGTGTCGAAGCGACTATGGAAGCTCATAAGATTCTGCATGATGATGTTGCTTTCGATGCTTACCTTTCAGACCATGTCTGGTACACCACAGGGCGTGCCAGACTTCAGTTGTTAGAGAAGGATGATGCCGGAAGATTAATCATTTATGCGGGATATACTTATTTGCTTGTCGCTATGTTGGTTTTGCAGCCTTGGAGTAGATTCATGAACGCGTCTTTTTCTTGGTGCGGAGTTGGTTTTTCCTGGATGAATGGTGGCGCTGGTAAGTTTGCGAAGCATTTTAAAGCGGACAAAGGTTATGCACCTGTCGGTTTTAGATATGTCTCGTTGGACATCAGTGGTTGGGATACCAAGCTGCATCCTGATTTGATGGCCTCATTGGAAACTTTTTATAGTAGACTTTTGAAGGCCTGTAAGATTAAAGAAGGATTCGCTGGACGTTTCATTCGTTTAGTTCATGGTATGATAGACTCGACGATTCTTATGCCTCTTGGACATGCTTTTCGTGTCAATCAAGGTATGAAAAGTGGCTGGGGAGCCACTGCCAATGACAATACGCTTCTTCACGAAGTTGTGTTTCGTTGTGTTATGAATCGTGTTGGGTTTATTCACCATGTTCTTTACGGTGATGACAACTTTATGCTTGTTCCTGACGTTGTCACTGACGGTCAGCTTGTCGCTGAATATGCTCGTTTTGGTTTGCTTGTAAAGGAGATTCATTCGTCAAGGTTTATTGGTGATGTGGATTTCTTATCTAAGAAGATTATGTATCGTGATGGTTATTATTACGTTTATCGTGACGCTATTGAGACGCATGCTCGTCTGATCATGCCTGAGGAGATGGATCCTCGAAGGCGTGATCGTCCTGATGTACTCGTAGCGTGCGAACGTGTTTTAGGTCATTTGCTTGACAATCCGTTCAATTCTGATGTACGGAAAGTTTGTTATAATTTACTTGAGCGCTTTCATACTGATTATAGTGTTGATTTCATTGAAGTTCATGACGATTCTTTGAAACGCCATCCTTGGCGTATGTTTGATCGTGACAAAATTCCAAAGAGATTTCCTACTGTGCCAAGTATGAAGTTCATAGAGGATTTGTATGGCGTTCCCATGCCTGAAAGACTTCGTGTCTTGTGGCCGGAGTTGCCTGATTTTATCCCAATGAAACGTAATGCTCGTGATGATAACGATATTCTGTATGATTCAGCTGCTGGATTTGCTAATGATGTGCTTTATAGGGTTTCAAAGATGGTTGGTAAGCAATCGCGTGCTTTAATACGCAAGCTTTCCCCATATGCGCAACCTTCTATGTGCTATGGCTTCCATGCAGCTCGTTTTGAATTTGCTGTCAAATATTTCGATATCCATTTTAATAACGTCCTCGATCTTGGTTCGCACCCTGGCGCCTGCGCTGCTTCAGCTTTGAAGTATTGCAATGAGGTGCAATGTGTTTCTAAGCGACCCAGGAATGATACGCGTGACTTTTGTCCCTATATTGCTAAGGGCAAAGAAGTCAAAATAATTATTGCTGACGCCAATACTTATATTCCACGTAGACCTTTTGATTTACAGCATGATGATGTAGACATTGTCGGAGCGCGTTCTGTCGAGGATGATATACAAATTGGTCTTGGAATGATTGAAAGAGCTAGAGTTAATGTTCGATCAGTTGAACAGAGCCTATTCACTCTTAAGGAGATAAGTTGGGAAGTACGGGAAGCCCTTTATGAAGCTTACCGTGCTTATGGACATATTGACATGGTCAAACCCCTATTTTCAAATCCGTGGAAAAGTGAGTTTATGGTCTATCTTAAAAGAAGTACTAAACCCAGGATTAAGAAAAGTGCGTTCAATCGTATGTTTAATGCCTTTCTTAATTCTATGGCGGCTTCCTTATTTGTTTGGGCTGACGTGCTTACTAATACCATGGCTGGTTTTAATGGGGTTGGTAATGTTGAACCTTATCCACTTCAAACGTCTTCTTATGAGAAAATTTGGATTCGCCCTTGGGCACCTGATTGATCACAGAAATTGTATTAAGTTTTTAAAGATATCTATGATTGGGCTACATCTTGAGCCGTATCTTTGCTTACTTTTAGTGTATTTACACACCGGCTTCACCACTGC